GGCCCTGCTCGAGAACGACCGCGAACTGCAAGAGGACGGTTCGATGACAGAGACGAACGCGCAGCGCTCCATTGGCCGCCTGGAAGGCAAGCTGGACGCGCTCATTGAAACGGTGCGCGAGCAGGGGGAGCGGTCCGACGCAAGCCGCTCCCGCCTCCATGAGAGCGTTGATCGCATTGCCCACGAGCAATCCCGGCAGGACAGCGAGATCAAGGACATCCGGAAGATCGTGGCGCGCGTCGAGCCAGTCGCGAACCGTTTCCTGAACCTCGAGCAGCGCGGGCTCGCAGTGGTCGCCGTCGTGACGGTGATCTGGATTTTCATCGGCGGCGCCGTATCGAGCGGCATTACCAACGTGTTCGCCTGGGTCGCCAAGGCCATCTCGACAACCTGATGGCCAACGGCATCAATCCGAAGACGGGCCGGCGCTACGAGTGGGAGGCCAAGCAGGCCGAAGCGCGCAAGGAGGACGACGACCTCAAGGCGCTCAACCAGCAGATCGCACTGCTCAAGCGCCAGCAGAAGGCCGTCGAAGCGCGCACGAAGTTTATGACCTTCATCAAGTTCACGTCGCCGGACCCCGAGGATCCGAACGATGTCGAACGGTCGAAGTACAAGAACGCCCGGCACCACGACGCCATCGCGCGCGTCATCGAGGAGGTTATCGCCGGAAATATCACCTTCCTGATCCTCACCTGCCCGCCTCGGCACGGTAAAAGTCAGATCGTGAGCCGCCACTTGCCCGCGTGGTTCATCGGGCTTTTTCCGCAACTCAACGGTGTCGTCGCCACCTACAACGACGACTTCGCGATGGACTTCGGCAAGGACGTGCGCGCGCTCGTCAAGATGCCGCAGTTCAAGCAGGTCTTTCCGACCGTGGCGCTCCAGCGCGGCGGCAGTGCCTCTGACCGCCTCCAGACGATGCAGGGTGGCCAGTGGTCGTTCGTCGGCCGTGGCGGCTCGCTCACCGGTCGTGGGGCGCATCTTTTGGTGATCGACGACCTCATCAAGGATGACAAGGAAGCCCAGAGCCAGGCGATCCGCGATCAGGCGTGGAACTGGTTCACCAAGGTCGCCATGAGCCGCCGCATGGGCAAGAAGCTCGTCATCATGACCTTCACCCGCTGGCACGCGGATGACCCGATCGGCCGGCTCACCGATCCGGAAAACCCGAACTACAACGAAAAACTCGCCGAGAAGATCAAGATCATCAACCTGCCGGCAATCGCCGAAGAGGACGACCCGCTCGGTCGCGCCCCAGGCGAGCCGCTGTGGCCGGACGGCCCGGACGCCTTCGGGCTCGACTTCCTCCAGGAGCAGCAGGCGCTCGATCCGCTCGGCTTCGCCGCGCTCTACCAGCAGCGGCCCAGCCTGCTCGACGGCGACCTGTTCAAGCGCGAGGACATCCGGTTCTATGGGGCGGGCACTGGCGTCGATCTTCCCGACGACCTGCGCATCTATGCCTCGTCCGACCATGCCGTCGGCACCAACCAGCGCAATGACCCGAGCTGCTTCCTGAAGGTCGGCATCGACCGCGACAGCAACATCTACATCCTCGAATGCATCTGGCGGAAGATGAAGGCCGACGTGGCGGTCGAGGCGATGCTGTCGATGTGCCGCGGCAACATGAAGCCGCTGCTGTGGTGGGCGGAGCGCGGCCACATCAGCAAGTCGATCGGACCGTTCCTGCGCAAGCGGATGCTCGAGACGGGCACCTACGTCAATATCCGCGAAGTGACGCCAGTCGCCGACAAGGCCCAGCGCGCGCAGTCGATTGTCGGCCGCGTGGCGATGGGCAAGGTCTTCTTCCCGAAGAACGCGCTGTTCACCGAGAAGGCGATCAACGAGATGATGGCCTTCCCGAACGGCACGCATGACGACTTCGTCGACGCGCTCGCCTGGATCGGCCTCGGTTTGCAGAGCCAGTTCGCACCGAGCAAATCTTCTGGTATCAAGGTGGATAAGCAGCCCGAGTTCGGGACGCTGGATTGGGTGAAGCAGGCCGATCGGTGGGAGCGTGAGAAGCGCGCCCAGATTGCCGCTGGAGGCTTTTGATGGATTTTGAGGACGACAGCGCCGGACAAGCCGACACTTCGGCCGCTCCCGCCACCAACGAAGCCGAAGGTTCCGGGCAGACGCCGGCGCAGCGCGCCGCGCTCGTCAAGCAGATCATCCAGACGATCAAGACCGACAAGAAGCACCACGAGAAGGCGTTCAAGCGCATGCGCCGCGACATGCAGGTCGCGATGTGGGGCGCGGAGAAGGATTGGGGCGAGGACAAGTACCGCGCCAACATCGCCGGCCGCCATGTGAAGCAGAAGACGGCCGCGCTCTACGCCAAGAACCCGAAGGCCACCGCCAGCCGGCGCGAGACCCTCGACTTCGCCATCTGGGATGAGAACCCGCAGTCGCTCCTGCTCGCCTACCAGACGATCCAGGCCGGGCAGTTGGCAATGCAGCAGGCGCAGATGACGCCGCCGACGATCGACCCGATCTTCGGAACGGCCACACCGGCGCAGCCGCAACTTCCGCCCGGCTTCGACCAGGCGATGGCGCTCGTGCAGGATTTTCAGCAGGGCTATCAGCGCCGGCAGTTCATCACGAAGTACGGCAAGACGCTCGAAGTCCTGTTCGCCTACGCTCTTCAGGAGCAGAAGCCGCTCGACTTCAAGCGCGGCATGAAGCAGACGGTGCGCCGCGCCTCGACCTGCGGCGTCGCCTATGTCGAGCTTGGCTTCCAGCGCGAGTACGGGCCGCGTCCGGGTCTGACCGAAACACTCGCCGATGCGCGGGCCCGGCTGGATCACCTGAAGCGCCTCGCCCACGAACTGGCCGAAGGGGAGATCGACGAGGATAGCGCAGAGCGGGCCGAGCTCGAAATGTCGGTCCAGCAGCTTCAGCAGGAGCCCGAGGTCATCATGCAGGAAGGTCTGCTGATCGACTTCCCTCAGTCGACGAAGGTCATCCCCGACAAGCTGTGCAAGTCGCTCGATGGTTTCGTCGGCGCCCGCCACATCTCGATCGAGTACCTCTTCACCACCGATGAAGTGGAGGAGATGTTCGGCGTCGACATGAAGGACGGCTATACCAGTTACAACGCCAATGCCGGCTCCTCGCGCGAGATCAGCGCCAATGACGTGACCGACGACGACTACGAATGGTCGCTTCCCCAGGAGAAGAAGGCCGGCATGGTCTGCGTCTGGAAGCACTACGACAAGGCATCCGGGCTCTGCTACTACGTTGCCGACGGCTACAAGGACTTCCTGCGCGAGCCCGCGGCGCCCGATGTGTTCGTTGAGGACTTCTGGCCGGTCTACGCGCTGACTTTCAACGCGGTCGAGAGCGAGGACGAGCTTTTCCCGCCGTCCGACGTGTCGCTGATGCTCGACATGCAGAAGGAGCACAATCGCTCCCGTCAGGGCATGCGCGAGCACCGTGACGCCGCCCGGCCGCGCTGGGTCTACGCCAACGGTTCGTTCGGCGACGAGGAAGACCCGCTCGTCCTCAAGAACCTCAAGCCCTTCGAGGCGCTCGGCCTCAACATCGACCCGCAGTCCGAGATCGGTAAGATCCTCCAGAGCCTACCGGTGCCGGGGGTCGATCCGAACCTCTACGCGACCGAGCAGATTTTCACCGACACGCAGCTCGTCGTCGGCGCGCAGGAAGCGCAGTTCGGCGGCGTCTCGAAGGCCACGGCCACGGAGAGCGCCATCGCGGCCAACTCTTCGGCCTCGTCGGACGGGTCGAGCATCGACGATCTCGACAGTTTCTTGACGGTCATCGCTCGCGCGTCCGGCCAGATCCTCCAGCGTGAGATGTCGCCGGAGAAGGTGACGGAGATCGTCGGCCCCGGCGCCGTATGGCCCGAGATGTCGTTGGCCGACATTGCCAGCGAAGTATTCCTCGAGGTCGAGGCCGGATCGACGGGCAAGCCGAACCAGGCCATCGAGATCAACAACTGGAAGCAGATCCTCCCGATGCTGCTCCAGATGCCGGGCCTCGAGCCAACATGGGTGCTGCGCGAGACGTTGCGCCGCCTCGACGACCGAATGGACGTGACGGCGGCCATTGCGGCCGGCATTCCGTCGATCGTGTCGATGAACCAGCAGAAGCAGCTTGCGCCGCCGCAGGGCGCGCAGGGCGATCCGCAGGCCGATCCGAACCAGCAGGGAGGCGAAGGCGGCAACAACGCGCCCAAGCCGCCCGGCGCCGCCAGCAGCGGGCCAACGTTCGGATCGAACCAGGTCGCCGCACCCGTGTAGGTCGTTTGTATGGAATGACTTGCGACAATGGCCGACATCCCGTAAATTCACCGACAAAGCACAGGAGCTTTTATGACGACCCTGGACGATAAGGACATTGAGGAACTGGAGCCGTCCACCAGTTCCGCCCTGGACGACAAGGCCGCCGACACGTCGGCGCCCGCCCCCGCGAACTCGTCCGCCGCGACCGGCGAAACTGATGCCGCCCTGCTCCCCGTTGCCCGCGATGCGATCGACACGAGCCGGCC